AATTCGCTTTCTGAACACGCATCCGTGTACGCGCTTGCTCCGCTTTCCGAAGACCCATCCGTGTGTAATTCGCTTTCTGAACACGCATCCGCGTCCGCGCTTGCTCCGCTTTCCGAAGACCCATCCGAAGTGTCTGAGTCATAACCCAATAAATACTGATGTGTTGTAGTATAATCTTCCCCCGTTTTTGATACTGACCATACACCTGCGTATGCAATAGTTATAGATACGTTAAATACCCTAGTTGAATTTTGTAGTAGTCTAATTATTTGCGGGTTTGTTATAGGTATTTTATTTTCACCCATTTTTAAATCAGATACATTTATATCTTGGTAAATATCAATAATATCACGTGATTGTGCGGATAGTAAACGTAACTTTATACTTGTAGCGAAGTTATCTAAAAACATATATATAATATGGATATTAGTTTTTTATTCTTTTTTATATTATTCGGTAATAATAACAAAAAAAATGTTAGAATAATACAACAGAGCACACATATAACTAGTTACCACCAATATTTTTATACTTACCTTTATATCCGCATCTTCATCGACTTCGTGCCTGCAGCATTAGAACCTTGCCCCCAATTCGTAGAACCTCTTGAACAGCTGCGACGTTCCTTCCAGTCCCAGCGGCGTGAATGCGAGTATTTCCATGTTGCTCTTGATTGACGAGTAGGATGGAACACCCATGTCGGACATCGTGAAGAAGCCGCACGACCTGTACATCTCGATGCTCTTTAGGTTGTCGGCATCTGCGCGCACAATTGCAATCTTGCCGTTTTTCACAACACACTCCAAGAACGACGCCACCAGGCGCTCCTTCCAATGGTTGTCCGCATCCGCGGCGTGCTGAGGGTCAACAACCAAGAGCTGCATGAAGATGAACGGACCCACGCTCTTCTTGGCTTCTTCGGGCGACATATCGCGAAGTTCGGCAACATCGGTCTCGTTGTCAAACACGAGGCAACCGATGACTTTTCCATCATCCGTCTTTGCAGCTCGAACGCGGCTTCCGTACTTCATCATGTGCTCCGTGACAAACTTCGTAGTGTTGACTCCTTGAGACGAAAGGAAGTGTAAGACGGCTTGTGTATCGACGTTATCACCAACCTGAACGCGAATGATATTGGAATCTTTCGCAACCTCAGGTACAGGAGCGGGAGGGTCGGTCAAGGAAGCTGACTCGCTTCGCATAAGAACATTGCCTTCACAGTCGTCGGGACTAACAGGAGAGAGAGGAGACATGGGAGATAGAGGAGTCTTGGGACTGTAAAGATGACCGTCGTCACACTCGCGGACTTCAAACGTCAAACCTTCGGAGACGGCGGCGGCGATAGGAGAAGCAACTTTGGTGGCCATTTGATACTGATACTGATTTGATTCTTTTGTTTCACTGCATTCAAATATGTGGATTAAAATCATTTCAATTTTCTGTTCCACGAAAATGGAAATGGAAATGGAAATGGAAATATAATAAGAAAAATAAAATACTTCACCGCTGATTACAGAGACTTAAAAATCCCTGTACATCTACATCTACATCTATATAATTACTCACGAGGCACACGCTGCATTGAACATTTCGCGCTGTTCTTTTTCGCTATATTTATTCAAAGGGTCGTCGCTGTTAGGGTCATATTCAGGGTTAGCGGAGTTAGCGGAGTGAGCACAGTCAGCAAGTAATGGGAGATTGGTAATATAAATGTCCCGCACGGGAACTAATTTTGTAATTTTTGCATACTCATGATCATTAACTTGTACGCTTTCTACTTGTTCACAAGTGAGACAGTCTTCTCCCTGTTCAATAACCGTCTCGCTGTCATCTAACGAAACACGCGTAAACTCATGTCTGCGAGTTACCCAATTTATTATGCGCCACTTCGTATAACGATATGGGGCATTTCCCTTGATAATTCTTTCTCCATTTTGGTCACGACGTGTTCTCGCAACCCAAATAAACGGATACGTATGTACTTTTTTGTTCGTCGACGCTAGCCATGCCTCGTAATCACGGCGAAACTTTATTATAGGTGCAATCGCCTTATATAATGAGCCGAGAAAGTAAGGCTGACATTCAGTGCAATATCGATAACCGAATGTATGTTCGCCCACCCCCTCGTAGTGAATGTCATCTTCTGACTCTTTAAAATCTCCGCACAAATAACAGCGCAACATTGAAACCATGACTAGACGGTGAGGTGGTGGAATTTTAGATTCGGGGTCGGCATACCATTCCATTTCTTCGAGTGTATATGTATTTCTCGAAGTATCGACTACACGATGCTGCAAATTATGGTCACCGCGGCGGTATTGAGTGACGATAGACGCGGGATCACACAAGTGAGACGGAGTTTCGCTGAAATTATATGCAATATATGATGATGATATGCGATGAGGATTCGGGTGTGTCGCATCCGATACACTGCGAAATTCAGGAATATCTAATACTTTCGCGACCATATATGACATACCGGAGGGGTCACTCGGATTTTTTGTAATAACGTATGATGCCGGGAGACCATTGATATCTGTAGCTGTGGACATGTTCGCTATTTTGCGTTTTGATTGGGTGTGGTTTAGTTTACAATATACGTACCAGCGTTATCAATAAAGATATCAATTTTATGAAAAAGAAATTAAGAAATAAAATTATAATTATAACTCTTGATAAAATCTACAGTTATAATTTTCTACAGTTCTATAACTATTTTTTTCTATTAGCATAACATGTTCCGCCAATTGCTACACCCAAAATTCCAAAAACGACTTCTAAAATAATAGGCATTATCTCGTAATTTTTATTCTTTAACTTTGCAGTTTATATTCTTAACATAAAATAATTTTTGTAAACTGCATTTTATAATATAACATAGTATATAATATATAGAATGGAAAGTGGATTAACAATGTTGTTACATTCCGCCATAATTGGTATTATTTTATACCTCATTATGGTTTATGTACTTAAGCAAAGACCCGTAGTAGCCGAAAATAGAAGCGTTCTTTTGGCGGCTGTTGTGTTGATATACATGATAGTATTTGGTCATGGTATGCCTACAAAAATTAATAAAGATTTGTAATTCGCAATTCGTATTTTACAATTTATAATATTAGTAATAATAAAATATATACTATATTATAAATTACATTTTGTTCTACAACGCAACTATTATGAACTCCAAAAGTAACAGCCCTCTTATTAATCCAATGTCTCGTGAAAATAATTATATAAGTCCAAGGTCAAATATGTCCTATAAAAAATATTATCTCGACACATCGGATGATTCTATTACATTAAGCGACACCAATACTACGCAATCTTTTTCGTCAAACGACTCTCTTAGTTCATTTGAAGACTATAGAGTAAACTTAGAATATTATAAAAAAGAAGACAAAAATGTCAACACGTCTTCTTCTATATGCAGCGGCGGATTTATATCATCCGTATGTTGCAGCTGGTGTAGCCGTACTTGACTTTATTTACTTATTTAGCATACTTATTTAGCATACTTATTTAGCATACGTATTTTTTATAGTTAAAATATATAGCGTATATATAAAAATAACATGTCTACCTCTTTTTTAAGTCTCCAGATCGCAAAGCCATGTACTACTATATTTAGTAATACATCAAGTAGTAGTGTTTCCACCACCCCACCCAAACAACCGTATTGTAGTTTACCTACCATACCTTCATACATGACGCCATCCGAGATAGTGAAGAATATGGTTCGCCCTTTGTAAAATAACTAAATGATAATACATTTCGCCGCCTTTGTCAGTATTACTTGCCCCGCAACTTCCGTACGTTTCACATTCTTAATTGGTAAATAATTTACGCTCACCTTTTGTAAATTATTCACTCCTTGTTTCGCATTGTCTTTCACTAGAGTCGCCGCGCGAATGATGACGGCACTATCATACTTGCCCGGTTTCATTATATTTGTTACGACCGCGTGAGCACTCGGGAAGTCTTTGAGATGAAACCATAGCGCTGTTTGTGACGATGTTTTAATTATTTTGTCATTCTCTTGTTGGGTTTTTCCTACCCTTATATGGTAGTCACCGTTGAATACTTCTGTGTACATTGATATATCTTGTTTGTTATTATTGTTTGTTATTATTGTTTGTTATTGTTGTTTGTTATTATTATATAAATTAATATATAAAAATATTTACAATCAATTTTATATTATACTATATACTACTACACTAGCACGTTCGCGCATTCACACATTAGTTATTGAATTCAACTATAGCCAAACCCCATGAATAAAAATAATGAAGACTTAAAAGTCATTCCATATACCGCAACTTCCTTGTCTGTTGTAGGTCGCTTTATATTTATGTTTTTGTTATATAAAAATAAAAGTACGAATAGTTTATCTCTCATTTTTTGTATTTTAAGTATATTCTCGTCGGCTATGTGGATTTACTATAGTGCTCAGTCAAATGATACCCCCATGATTGTACGAAGTTCAATAGAAATATCTTTACTTTCATTATCCGCTACATATATTATACACAATAAAGTTAAGCAACACTATGAGACGCTTCGCATCTTACCTTCTTAAACCATGACGGATAGTGTTGTGTCGTGTCGTGTCGTGTCGTGTCGTGTCGTGTCGCCTCAGTTAATCTGAATCCGAGTGATACAATGGGTCACCACTGCAATCCGTCGTAGCGGATGACTCCGATTCTCTACTACCACATTTCATCTCCATCTCCTGCAGTCTCATTTCTTCCATATAGTTGAAAAGTGTCGAGCTCATCGACTCCTCATCCTCATGAACATCAACATCAACATCTGATGCCGTTTCCGGTGTTTCAGGTAATAAGCGTGGCGTGTTTGGATTGCCGTGCTGCCGCTGTTCTCTCGGCGATGACGGCACCGACACAGGTGTCATTGGAGTACGCACCTCTTCCATGTAAGCCCCCAACTGTGTGCGCGTTTCGCTTTGCGCGGTTTCAAGTTGCTCCAAACGCCTTTTCAACCTGTCATTTTCCTGCGAAAGCGTGTTAGCATATTTGCGCGACTCACTGTGGCTGTTCCTTTCTTCGATCAAAGCGATTCCCATCTCGGATAACTCTATTTGCATATTCTGTAAATTCTTTGTCATGAGACAAATGTGGCTTTCCGCCTCAGCTCTCGCGCATTTCTCTTTTTCCAACTCGCACAAAGCTTCCTTGTGTTTTTCACGATACGAAGTGCTCTCCGCAACATACTTATCAATAAAATACTTTGCGCGGTCTTGTTGTGTTTCTGTGAAACGTATATGGCTCTCCAGGTCCAAAATCTTTCCCTTCAACCCGTGGAGGTAATCCCAACTTACCTGAACAGGACCAAAACCCATTCGAAGCTCTTGCATTGGCGATATTTCGCCGGTTATTAACGGCACGTGTGCCGTCTGAGTTCCCTTCGATGCTTCTGATTCTCCTGACATTTGATTTGATGTTTCCTTTTAACTTCTCGATTTCTCTATATTCCATTTATACAAATAAAAATATTTCAATTTTCTACTCTGGAAAACTCTTAATAAAACTCATATCCTGAAATGTTCGGGTTCCAAAATCCAGAAATACTAAAGACATCTTTTTCATAGTTAAATGCAAGTGTTACATACGTTTGAGACACATCCGCACTAGGAAATACTTCATGCAGTCTTTCACGCATTTTTGGCGACATCTCGTGTGGTTGGTAATTTACTAAACAATGTTCTAGTGTACATGTCTCCACGTATATTTTCTTTTCATTCACCTTCATATATATGCCGCGGTTTGTTTTGGTTTTGGGATCGATGGGTGATGCGAGTGTAGACATTATTTGAGATGATGGGTAGTTAGATGACTGTTGTTTGTTTGAGTACTTTTTATAAGCAGTTTATGTTTATATATTTTACACAATATATATTTCAATTTTATGTTGTTGGATCTTTGTTGGATGTTTGTCGCGTAAAAAAAGTGTTAGTATTAATACACATATGCTAACAAACTTACCTTAAACGAGTCTTAGCACGGCACAGCACAGCACAGCATTTAGAGAGGGGCATCTTAGTACCCGTAAAGTTCTTCGTTCGACGGCACAATCGAGCTCGAAATGGAAACGCGAGGCAATCGGTTGTTCGCGACATTTTGCATTTCCAATCGTGGGCGTGGTTCTTCTTCTTCGTGGACAATACCTGCTTCATTTGCGGCTTTCAGTGGATTTTCGGTAATCCCCTTGATGCCTACAATGTTGTCAATGACTCGCTGCGCCTCTTCCAAGT